GAGCTGGGTGATGACGCCGAGCGCCTCCACGCGCTCGCGGTACGCCCTCTCGCGCGCCAGCCCCTCGTAGACGCGGCGCCAGTCCTTCTGCGGGCAGTCGCGCAGCTTGGCCACGGCCTCGGGGTCGCCCTCGAACTCGGCGATGGCCATGAGGCGGTCGAGCGTCATGTCGTACGCGGCGTCCTCGACCCTGGCCGCCCCGCGCCGGGCGCGGCGCACCTTCTCGGGCTCGATGCGGGCCACGGCGGCGACCTCCTCGTCGGGCAGGTCGAGCGCGAGCATCTGCTGCACGCCGCGGCTCATCTCCGCGGGGGTGAGGTTCAGCTTGTAGTCCGTCTCGACCATGGCCTTCGCGGCCTCGGCGCGGGCCGTCTCGGCGTCCGCCAGGTCGTCGTAGACCTCGGCGAGGAACCGCTTGGTCCCGATGGCCCTCATGGCGCGGTAGCGGCACTCGCCGTCGATGATCCAGTAGATGCCCCCGTCGCGGTACAGGATGGGCTTCACGCGCGGCTGGCCCGGGTTCAGCTTGTTGAAGCGGAACTGCTCGCCTAGCTGCGCGATGTACTCCGCGCTCTCCGGGGTGGTGAAGTCGCGGGGGTTCAGCGAGTTGCCCTCCGCGTCCTCGTACGGGTAGACGTCCTCTATGTCGACGTTCACCAACTCTTGCATGTCATATCCTCCTAGCTGTGGTTTTGTTCAAAGGGGAAATCTTTTCTCGCTTCTCTGACCTTCTTGGACACGCGCTCCTTGCGCTTCTGGGCGGCCTTGAGCAGGCGCTTGAGCCTCGCCGCCTGCCACCGCTCCATGGCGATGTCGTGGCGCTCCATGGCCACCGCCCGGTCGTAGGCGCCCATGCCGGAAGTCCTCGGGGTCGCCGGCATGGGGTCGCCGCGCGTCTCGCGCTGCGCCTCCGTGCGCTCGTAGGTAGCCCGGTCGGGCGCGGAGAGCAGCGGCAGCAGCCCCGCTATCTCCGCCTCGGTCTCGGCGAGCCTGCGGGAGAGCCTGCACGGCTCGCAGATCCCCTCCGCGCCGAACAGGGTCCGCGCCATCCCGCACGAGGGGCACACGAGCGTCCTGGGGGAGAAGCACCTGAGGTCCACGTCCTCCCCGCGCGCCCGCATCCGTCGGACCGCGCCCTTGAGCTGCTCGCGGCTCACGCGCAGCGCCTTGCGGATCTCGCGGGCGGGGACCCTGCCGGCATGCTCGCGGATGTAGGCGAGCTCGGACTCGCGCCACCACTTGTGGCGCCTCCCGCTATCGGCGCGGGTCAACGTCCATCACCTCCACCATCACGCGCGGGTTGGCGGGGTCGACCTCGAAGGAGTCCTGCAGGGCCACCACGTGCCGCTGGCCGTCGTTCTCGAGCACCCCCGCGGCCACGAGGCCGTCCAGGACGAACTTCTTCGCGAAGGCCACGTTGTCGAGGTCTCGGCGGCGGTTCGGCTCCACCCACAGGAAGCGCACGGCCACGGGGCCGGAGAAGCGGGGGAGGCCCTGCGCGATGGCCGCGGCCTCCGCGCGCGCCGTCTCACGGCGCTTCATCTTGGCGCCGACGTTGCGGTTGGCCCGCTCGGCGTCCACGTAGTCGTTGAGGGAGGGGAAGCGGCCCTCGATGACCATGCCCGCCCTCATCGCGCGCCCCTCTGCACGTCCCAGATCTCGCGGGCCTCCTCGAGCGAGGACGCCACGAACTCGTCCGGGCCGACGATGTCGCGCCAGTAGGCCGCGAGGTCCACGGCGTCGACGGGCGTCACGCGGAAGCCGATGGCGGAGAGCATGGACGGGCTCTCCATGGCTATGAAGCGGGTGAGCACGCTCCACAGGTTGTGGTCGCGCTTGAACTGCGAGGCCAGGCGCACGTCCAGGCCGTACTGGCGGGCCCGCTCGTAGATGCTGCCGCGCTGGACGAGCTCGCCCTCGAGCATCAGGCGGCGGCAGATCGCCTTGAGCGAGGACCACTTGTCGGGGTTGCGGCGCACCCAGTGGCAGGCCTTCGCCACGATCTGGGCGGCGCGGGCCACCTCCTCCTCGGAGTACGTCACCCCTGGGGAATCAGGAATCAGGAATGAGGAAGAGGAAGAGGAAGAGGAATATATATCGCTTGGCGCTTTGCTTTGGCTTCTGCTTTTCAGTTCGCTATCCATCTCGCTTCCCCCTTCGCTTGGCCGTTTGCTTGCCGTTTTGCTTCCGCTTTTGCTTGCCCGTTTGCTTGCCGTTTTGCTTCCGCTTTTGCTTGCCCGTTTGCTTGCGCGCTTGCTTGGCGCTTCGCTCACATCGGCCATGTCGAGCCCTCGACGAGTCCGGTGAGCGCCACGCACCCGGCGATCGCGGCGCCCGCGAGGGCCTCCCGCACGCGCTCGCGCTGCCCGTCTGTTAAGATGGGGACGGTCCGCATATGGACCTCTACAGGGCGCGTGCGATGCTTGCCGGCCGCGACGCGCCCCTCTTTCCTCTTGATGACGGCATCCATCACGCCGTCTCCCTTCTCCTCAGGTAATCCGGAATGGCCGACGTCCTTATGAGCGTCTTGGCCCTGCCCACCCGCATCTGCGGGATGGGGTCGGCGCGGCTGTTCACGTACTCGTACATGCGGTCGCGCCCTATGCCCGCGAGCTTGGCGGCCTGCTCCACGGTCACGTAGAGCGGCAGGCCCAGGGGCACGGGCCAGCTGCCGGGCGGGATGCCCGATGCGGGCTTGTCCTCCGTCATGTGCTCCTCCTTTTCGTGTGCTAGGCTCCCCGTGAGGGGAGGTGGTTGAAGTGGCGGATAAGACCAATCGAAACGAATACGTCTACGACGTCGCGGTGCAGATGACACTTGCCGCGATCCAATCCGGGTCCATCCGGACCGCAGACGATGCGTGCTCGTTCCTCGATTCCGTGTTCGGAAAACTGCTTGAGCTCAAGGAGAAGGCCCTTGAGCGCGGCGAGTACAACGTGTACGCAGACCTCTAGGCCCTTTCGAGCTCGATGAGCGCGCGGGTGGCATCTGCCGCGGCATGGGCCATCTCGTCCAGGTTGCCGCCATAGCCCGCGCACTCGTCTATGAGGCGGATGAGACGCTTCGCGACGAAGTCCCTGCGCCTGTCGCTCAGTACGGGCTCGACTTCCGGTGTCTTCTCCTGCGTCATGTGTTCCTCCTTTCGTGCTAGGCTCCCCGTGAGGGGAGGTGATTAGTCCCTGCCTCCGCCCCCGGCCCCCCGCCGGCCGCCCGGGCCCGCCCGCAGGGCGTCGACGCCCTCGCGGCGGGAGAGCTCGTCCACCAGCTCCCACGTCTCGGCATCGGCCGCGTCGATGGCGCGGGCCTTGGGGTGCTCCTGCTTCATGGGTTCCTCCTTTCAAGAATGTTTGTTAACAAACCTCTTGTGGCAAAAAAATATCTGCAACTTTGCAGCCGAGAAACTTACAGACGGCTCGAGCTTGCTCGATGCTCATCTGGTCTTGATTCTGCTCGTAAGCTGCATAAGTTTGTCGAGAAATGCCAAGGTAGTTAGCAACTGCGAGCTGCTTGACACCCTTGGCTTCTCTCACTTCTTTAAGCGTCTTCATGCTCCTCCTTTCGACATCTGAATCTTAACTAATCAAACCTATCAATGTCAAGAAAAAATAACTAAAATGTCTGTTAGGTTAAACAAGGAGGATCATATGGGCATCTCTCAGAACATTAAGCGCCTGAGAAAACAGGCTGGCATGACCCAGGTTGAGCTTGCGGAAAAGCTCGATGTTGCGCGCTCCACGATCACACAATGGGAAACCGGTCGGTCATCGCCCCGAATGGGAATGGTGCAGAAGCTCGCGGGTGTTTTTGGGGTTACTTCCGCTGATATGCTTGCTGAGGATTCCGAAGGCGTGCCCTCCGGCGCCAAGCTCCCCTCCGAGCCCCGCCCTGCCTACGCCCCCCTGCTCGGGCGCGTCCACGCGGGCGACGCCTGCGAGCCCGACGTCATCGACGACCGCATCCCCATACCCTACGAGGTGCGCTCGGCCCACCCGCACGGCTACTTCCTCGAGGTCGAGGGCAACTGCATGAGCCGCGTCTACCCCGAGGGGTGCCACATCTACATCGACCCCTGCCGGCAGCCGGTGAACGGCTCGGTCGCGGTGGTCTCCATCGACGGCGCGGACTACGTGATGCGCCGCCTGTACAACACGGGGCGCACGATCGTGCTGTCCCCGGACTCGTGGGACGACTCGTACGAGGACATAGTCATAACGGGGGAGGACGAGCGCACGGTCGAGTACGTCGGCACCGTGGTCTGGTTCCAGCCCGCCGAGGAGATGGAGTAGGGGATATGGATGCGATAGAGGAGAAGACATTCGAACGGCTCGTCGACAAGTCGCAGGAGGCGTTTCTCCTCGCGGTCGAGCTGTACAACAGGCCGACGATCAGGTACCACGTCGAGGGGTGCGCGTTCTTCCTTTGCAACGCCTGGGAGCTGATGCTCAAGGCGTACCTGATCAGGAGGGACGGGGAACAGGCGATCTACTATCCCAAGAGCGACAGGACCCTGTCTCTCGAGGACTGCCTGCGCCGTGTGTTCACGAACAGCAACGACCCGCTGCGCCGGAACATGGAGAAGGTCATAGAGGTCAGGAACACCAGCACCCATTTCATCGTCCCCGAGTACGAGGCGTTCTACGCCCCGCTGCTCCAGGCGAGCGTGGAGAACTACGACGAGCAGATGAGCAGGCTCTTGGGCGTCGAGGTCAGCGACCGGATCCCGGAGAACTACCCGATGCTCTCGGTCAGGAGGGGCGGCATCGACGAGGACGAGTGCCGCGGGCGCTACGACTCTCGGGTCCTGGACCGGATGCTGGAGAGGATGGAGGGCATCAGGACGACTGAGGACGAGCTTGAGAACAGGAGGTTCGCCTGCACGTACGTCACGGAGCTCCGCGTGACGAAGCGCAAGGACGCGGACCTGACGTTCCGGGTCTCCAGGGACGGCGACGTGCCGGTGGCGATGGTCAAGAGTCTCGTCGAGGTGAAGAACCGCTACCCCTACCGCCCTGGTTCGGTCGTAAGGGAGATCTGCGCGCGCATCAGGCGCGAGGGTATCGTCGTACTGCAGGCGGGCGAGGACACGACGACCAGGACGAAGGGAGGGCAGCCCTTCAACATGTATATGCTCGGGCTGTTCACCTCATACTTCTCGATGAAGGGGGACGATCGGTACTCCTACGACTCGGCGATGGAGGGGGAGAGCCCGAGCTACATCTACTCGCAGCAGGCGGTCGATTTGATTTGGGACAAGATAAAAGAGGACCCGAGCGGCGTCATAGACAGGCTCAGGTCCGAAGTTTAGCTATGGGCCGACCCCAGGAGCAAGGGAATTCTAAGCTCAGAGCCTACCCCCATTCGGGGACCCAGCTTTGTTCCACCCAAGTCGGCAAGATCATTCTAGGCGATATGCGAATCGGATATGTGCAGACTCGGTGAGAGGTGAGTCTATCGAATCAGTTTGGCGGACATGAAACGGACTTCATGTCCGACCAATCAATTGGCGGGACATAGATCGGGCCTTAAGTCACACAAGATAGGCCCCGCGCATACGGGCGGCAACCCTGCGCGAGGCCATGAGCGGTACCAACCGAATAGACGGAAGGCAAGGTGATTGTACATCATGGCCGTGCGGCAGCTGAAGAACGGGATGTGGCAGGCCGACGTGGTGGTGGGCGTGCGCTGGGACGGGAAGCGCGACAGGCGCACCGAATGCCACCCCACCAAGGCGAAGGCCAAGAAGGCTGAGAGCCGTCTGCTCATGGAGAAGGAGCGCCTGCGCGGGCGCGCCACGGCGCGCATCACGCTGGCTGAGTTCGTGGACGAGGTGTACTGGCCCCAGAAGGCGGGCCTCCGCGCCAACACGCGGCAGGGCTACGAGCGCGACCTGCGCCGCCGCATCCTGCCCGCGCTGGGCAACATGGAGCTCGACCAGATCAACAAGCTCAACATCCAGCGCATGGTGTCGAACTGCCCGACGCGCAAGACCGCGACGAACGCCCGCGAGACGCTGTCCTCGGTGCTGGGCTGCGCGGTCGAGATGGGCATGCTGGCAGTGAACCCCAGCTCTCCGCCAGTGTGAATGATGCGTCCCCTGAGTTATCGCAGCTCAGGGGACGTTTTCTTTTTCCTGTAACGTTCTGTAAGTCACCGTAACTTATGCGAAAAAGTGCGAATCGCGCACCGGAATGCGAAAAAAATGCGAACGGAGCCCGCCCTCCCGCGGCATGGAAAAGCCGCGTCGGAAGAGGGGCTTCGCGCTAGTAGTAGATCTTCTGGCCCGCGTAGATCACGTTCGGGTTCTTGATGCCGTTCTTGCTCGCGAGGCCGCGCCAGTTGCCGCCCCAGCCCACCTTCTGGGCGATGCCGGAGAGCGTGTCGCCGGGCTTCACGGTGTAGACGCGCTGGGGTGCAGGCTGCGATGCCCCGTTGATCTTGTCCTGAACGGCCTTGTAACGCTTGCCGAGAACGCGCTCGCGCACGGGGTTGTTGCCGTATCGGCCTGCTTTGACCTCGGCTACGAGCGTGTCGACGCTCGCTTGGTCGATATGGTTGATGAAGCCCTGCACCTCGTCGTAGCGGGAGCCAAGGGCGGCGCGGCGGGCCTCGCCGTCACCGAACTCGCCGCGCATGACGCGGTCGGCAAGATCGAGGGTCGAGCCCTGCGGGGCGGTCGGCTGAGGGTCGGGCTGGGGCTGGGGAGCGGGCTGCGGCTGCGCCGCGCCGTTCGGGTTCGCGTACTTGTCCCACGCCGCGGGATCGCCGTAGAACTTGTTCAGGTCGAGGTTGCCGCCGTAGCCGGGAAGGCGGCCGTGGCTGGAATACTGGCGCATCATGCAGCCGTACTTGCCCTCGTTCCACGGGGAGTCCTGGTAGCCGGTGGCGTTGTTGTCGGCGTACTGCGCGACCCATGCGCCGCAGTTGTGCTTGCGGCACAGGTCCCACGGGAAGACGGACGCGGAGGCGTAGACCACGGGCGGGATGCCGGTGCGCTCCTTGACGCGGGCGATGCACTGCTCGAGGTAGCCGAGATTGCCCCAGGCGCGGTTCTCGCCCTGCTCCCAGTCGAGCACGATCATCACCTTGCCGACCCAGTTCTTGATGGAGTCGATGAAGAAGTCCATCTCGGAGACCGCGCCCTGGCCGCCGATGTAGTGGTAGACGCCGACCTTCTTGCCGAGCGACATTGCCTGCTCGACCTGACGCACGCAGTCGGGCGATGTGTAACCGGTTCCTTGCGTGGCCTTCGCGATGACGAAGTCGCACGGGACGGCCGCGAGGTCGATGCCCTTCTGCCAGTTGGAGATGTCGATTCCGTTCATTGCCATTGCTTAAAACACCTTCTTTGTAGCCTCGGCCGCGCCGAGGAGGACGCCGATGCCCGTAGAGACGATCGTGGCGGTCTGCGCCACCTCTCCCGCATTCGGCCAGCCCCATACCGACGCGAGGCCGGTGTAGATCGCCGCCGCAGCGGGGATCGCGAGCAGGCCGAGCCACTTCAAGACGTCGTACAGCCAGTCGGGGAGCCAGTACCTCGCGTACTCCTCGACGGGCACCTCGTCCGGGATGTCGACGAAGACGGCCCCTTGGGCGTCCTCGGTGCGCTTTCCGGTTGCTTTCTCGGCCATTTCGGCCTCCTTTCCTCTAGGCCACGTGCGCGGCCATGATCTCCTTGTAGAGGGCGGTGCCCGAGCCGTTGCCGCCGAGCACGTCGTGGTATTCGCGGAAGACCTCCTCGGCCTCCTGCTTCTCCGCCGGCGTGCAGGGGGCCCCGTCGACGACGTAGCGCCGGTGCATGTCCGCTAGGCGGCAGTAGAGCAGCGTCCTGAGGATCTGGCGGGTGGTCTCGCGGTCCTTGGCGGCCTCCTTGCGTGCCACCTCGCGCGCCCTGTCGGATTCCGCCTTCGCCTGGGCGCGCTCCTTGGCCGCACCCTTGAGCCCGCCCATCGCCCATCCGACCGCGATGCCCACCGCCGACGTGATGGCCGTTGCTGCTATCTGCGAGAGAAACGGGTCCATGGTCACCTCCTTCCGATCTGCTGCATCATCCCGGAGGTGTCGCATACGAGAAGCGCCCCCGAAGGGGCGCTTGATGGTGGTTATTATTCGGAGAGTTCCCAGCCTGCAGGGTAGCCGTCCGGCGACCACGAGTTGCCGTCGATCTTCGAGACGTACACGGGGCCGGATCCGTCCGGGTAGTGAACCTTGTCGCCGGTGTTGTAGGCGTCGTGCGCTCCGGTCGGCTGCTGCCACACGGGGATGCTGTCGCCGGCGAGCGTGATGTGCGTGTACAGGCTCTCGGTGCCGCTTCCCGGCACCCGCTGCGCCTGCGAGGTGTGGTCCTGCGCGACGCGGTATACCTCGCCCTCGTGCGTGAGCAGGTCGCCGTGCTTGTAGTCCTTGTCGACCTCGAAGGCGGGGATGAGGCCGGAGACGCTGATGGCCTGCTCGTCGGTGAGGCTCGCCGCCATGGTCTGGATGGACAGCGTCGCCGCCGTGCGAATCTGGGCGAGCTGCGGCGCTGCCGCGCTGAACACCTTGGCGATGGTCTCAAGCGCCTTGATGCGCTCGTCCTGCGGGGTCTCCGCAGCCGCTGCCTCGTCCCACAGCTCGTCGAAGGAGGCCTCCGCCTCCTCCTGCGTGATGGCCTTGACCAGATGCACCTCGTCGGCCGTGTACTGCGTGCGCGGCGCGCCGCCGCCCTCCGGCTCGACGGCCTGTTCGGTGATGTTCTTGCGGAGCCATACGTCCGCCTGCCCGTCAGGGCGCTGCTCGACCTTAACGGCGTCGAGCGGTGTCGCCGATGTTGTTAGCTGCATGCGCGCTCCTCGATACGTACCGCCTTGCGGCCCGCATCGTAGCGTGCATGTCGTCCCTCTCCATGAGGAGCTGGCAGTCCGCGTGGCGGAAGTACCCCATGAAGCTCGTCACCCTCCGTGCCCTTTGCAGCCCGGGTTTCCTCGCGAACCGTTTGAACGCCCTGCGTCCGCGCAGGAGCGGGCCCCCTCGCCCCCCGACGTGGGACGGCCGCACGACGTAGCCCGCCATGTCTATCGGCTCGTCTTCGCCGACCCTGCAGATCTTCCACGGTTTCAGATGAAGCCCGAGCTCGTCGGACATGTACCGCCCTAGCGACCTCGCGGCCATGCGCAGGTCCCTCTTGTCCCTTGAGATGAGCAGCACGTCGTCCATGTACCACAGCTGGTGCGCAACCAGCCGGCGGCGCTTCCCGCGCCGCTCCTTGGCCAACCCCTCGACGTGGTGGTACGCGAACGAGAGCACGAGCTGCTCGGCGCGCAGGGAGAAGTAGCTGCCGATCTCGAGCCCGCCGTGGTCGTATGTCGCGAGGATCGACTCGATGCAGTAGAGGACGTCGGCCGAGCCGATATATTTCCCGAAGATTCGCATGACGACGGCGTGGCTAGTCGACGGATAGCACTTCCGGACGTCCAT